ACAATCTTTCAAGATTTTTCAATATTGTTGAAAATAGCAATGAAAATTGGGTTATCATTAAGAAGATTCTTATCTTCAACCTCAAACTTATTTAACAATAAGTCAGGGTTGTTAATAATACTCTTATTAATTTTTCCAACTAAACTTGCCATCCCTGATGAAAGAATTCTTTTATATTCTAAAAGAGCTACTCTTTCATCAGGAATTTGGTATAGATCGTTAGTTACTAATAATGTAAATAAACTTCTCAGTTTATCATAACTATAGTAACCAAAATCTATATCTAATGACAAGGATAGTGCCTTGATCATTATAGATTTCTTATAAGAAATATTTAAAAATTTAGTGATAAGTTTATCTCTAGATTTTGAATATTCCTTAATAGGAAATTTATAATAAAGTCTATTTAACAAATCAACTAAAGAAAACTTACAAAGATAAGGATTACCTTTAATTTTAAAGAAATCATATAAGATTAAAAATACTGTAAAGTGATTTTTAAAATTATATATAATTCCTTTTAAAGGTAAACCTGTAATCTCTTGTTTCTTAAACGGTTTTATTCATCTCTTAGCAAACTCATATGTATCTTTAGATACATGAGTTTTATGAGATGAAACTTCAACACCTAACTTAGTTAAAACCTTTATATAGGTTTGGGCGACATTGTCATTTTTAATAACAATATCATCACCCAATAATATATATTGGTTAAAATTAGTTAAACCATTTAAACTAGCACAATAATGTACTAGTAAATGGTGTGTTAAAGTAAAAACTGCTCAAGAAGAGTATGTTCCCATTGGTTGGCCTGCTGAATATCTTATCAGCTTTCCTTCCGGTGTGGAAAACCTCCTATTTGATAAAATATAACGTCAACTATGGGCGAATTCTTCATTGAAAATTCGAACCAATAGTCTACGTTGTAAATCAATAGGAAATCTATCCGTAGCAGAAGAAAGGTCTAATGATCAAAAACAATGTTCATTGTCCTCTCAAATATGATAGGGATCTTGGGTGAAAGTTCTATCGCTAATTTTAAACTCTTTCCTTAATATATTAAGAATAATATCATGGATTGGTTTAAGAAATAATTGAGTATAATAGTCAGAAATGGCTATTATCCTTAATTTAGCTTCAGGATCTTTTACAAAACTTAAGGTACCATTAGAAATACTTTTAATGGGCTTAATGTCTTGATCTCACGCATATTTATAAGAACGACAAAAGAAATCCACTCCTTCTTGATCAGTAATATTAAAGATACTTTGCATTTCTTCATAACTATAATGTAATAAGTTATGATATGCAGTCAAAGTAGCTGGTCCATCAGGACCAGCTTTATTTGATAAATAAAGATCTTTTTTACTGAAAGTTGGAAGATTTCTGGACAACTTAAAGTCTTTAACAAACTTGTTGATAAAACCACCAGGTATAACATATGATCCTTTATTAGGATTAGTTATACTTGAGTAATCTGGTAAAACTTTAGATCAATCTCTTTTATCCAAAATAAAAGATCTTGAAAAATTTAAAATTGTAAAAACAAATTTTAAATCCCAAAGTTTACCATTATCAACATATTTCTTAAGGAAAATAAGTCTTTTTGGTCACCCATCTTTAGTCAATCCAATACTCATAGTATTAGTTAACAAAGGTTGACCACATATGTATCTTGTACAATGTAGTCTCATTTGTTTATAATACTTAATAGTATGGACTAAACCTCATTCTTTAATCCATTTATAAATGGTAGAGATGAAGGGTCTAAAGAATTTTAACTTAATATCTGGAAATATATATTGTAAGAGTCGTTTTAAAACTTTTACATGTATTAATTTCATATATTGTGATAAAGTAGGGGACTATTCTATAGTCAAGACTAATCTCCTAACTACAACTCTATAAAAATTATAATATTTTACTACAGTACACAAAAGTACTGGTTATATTAGTAAAATATAATAATAGGAATATTATTGTAGTTTTTATGGAGACAGTTCTGGAATATATTGATTGTTTACAACCAATATATACTAGTCTATAGTGATAGTTATTATTATAAAATAAATAACTCTTTTCATCTTCTTACTAAGAGGATTTAAAGAATAATAATAACATCTATAAACTAGTTCACAGGACAGAGGATAGAAATACTCAAAGCAACTCTTTCGTAAGAAAGAACCTTGAGAAGACCCAAGAGAAAACCTTTTAAGTTTTCTTTAATGGCAATATGATCACAAAAGATCATATTGGCTCTTAGGAGCGG